AGGGAGGCGGGGGCCTTGGTCTGCTTCTTCGCTGCGTACATCATACCGAGCAAAAACGGGATGCCGAACATCGTCTATTTCCCGAACACACGTCCAATTTCCGCCTTCTGTTGGCGGTCGGGCGGCCGGCCACAGGGCCGGGCCTCATTCGGGCTAATTGTACAATGACCGCTCCTCGCGTTCCAAAAAGGGCAGTCGGTGCAATCCACCGGGCCCACCGAACCCGTGCGGACAAAAGGGTTTACGCCTCGCGGTAGCATCAGAACACTCCAAAAACGTGTATACAAACGATTGACACGGCCTACGGGGCCTTGGCTTTCTCCTCGCTGGTCTCTTGCATGGCCACCCTGATCGCCCTCATAATCTCCATCGCCCTGTCGTCGCGTTCCTCATCGCTCTCGCACTTGACGACAGACTCACCGCCACCGCTGTACTCGACTATTATTCGGGGCGGATGGGCGCACGGGAACATGGGTGATGCCGCTACGGCATCTGCTACGCGGACCGCCGTAATCGTCGAGGCCAACAGCGAATCTCCATTCCAAAACGTGATCCATCCCGGTGTGCCTTGATCGTGCACCATGGGTGATCCTTTCCGCCCTCGCGGGCAACTCTTGAGTATTCCTTAACCGTTCAATGTGTGATCTACTTGCCCAGCAGCAGGCCACTGTGAAGCAGCAGGCGGACGATCAGTTCCGCCCGATGCCTCGCGCCCGCCTTGGTCTTAATGCGTGTGATGTAGGTGAGCACGGTCCCTTTGGCGATCCCGAGGCGCTTGGCGATCTGCCCGGCCGAGCAGCCCAGGACCAGTAGGATGGCGACGTCGAGCTCGCGGGGACTCAGTCGAAGCTCGCCCGCCAGGTCGCGCCAGAGCCGCACATCGTGCAGCCGCTCATAACTCAGCTCGGCCGTCGTCGGTGACGTCATCCCAGCACCTTCCCCGGCCAGGTCGCCCGGCTGGGCCGGGCCTGGCCGTCCGACCGCGTGCGCTCCAGGCCCAGGACCGCATAGGCCAGGGCGGCGATCCCGGGATAGTCCCCCAGCTTCAGCAGGGCCGGGTCCTCATGCACCGGGGCGGTCAGCAGTTCCCCACGCAGCCGACTACTCACCGGCACGATCAACCGCCCGCGATCGCGCATTTGTTTCAGGACGGGCAGGGCGTAGCCCATTGGCCCCGGCATCACGTCCAGTAAGGCGGGGGTAAATCGCAGGGCGGGCCACGCGGCCACGAACTGCAGCGCCGCCACGTGGGCGCAGTCGGCAAACGCCATCTCCGGATGGTAGTAGCCGCGAAGGGCGGCCGCCAGATCGACCACCGCCCCCAGGTGCCGATCGGTCGCCTCATCGAGGACCACCAGCTTCGGGCCCCCGACAATCCGCTCGATCCGGTGCTCGCCTACGACCGCGACAAACCCGCTTCGCCCGGCCGGCCAACTGACGCCCATCGCGATACGGCTATACTCGGAGTCCGCCGTCGGGTCGAAATGCTTCGTCCCTGGAATCATTCGGCCGAGGCCTCCACGTATGCAAATCGAAACGCCTTGACGTAGAAGATGCGGTCGTTGCCCTCGGCATCGACGCCCGTCACCCGCTCCTTCTCGCTCGTGCTGCACACGCACGGCATGCCCGTCGTCAACGCCCGCCCGGTCGCCTCCAACACACTGAATGCCTGCCCCCTTTTCGGCCTCATCTGAAGCACCCTTTCAAAACAACATTCCCGCTTTCGGTTTTCCCGCCACCGGCACGAGTTTCGTCTCGGCCCGGGCGCGGGCCCGGCCCTTCTCGATCCATTCCCACGAGCCCCACCAGGCCCACCACTCACGCACGAGCCGCTCCTGCGTCCGGACCACCGGCAGCAGGCTCTCGACCTGCGTTCGCGGCATCGGTCGACCGTCACTGAAGCGTAGCATCATCGCCAGAATCTCGTCGTCGGTGTGCCCCATGCAGTTCCACGGAAAGCCGTCCGGCACCACCTGCCGGCCCCGGGCCGTGACATCGGCCGCGAATTCCCCATACCGCGGATCGCTCATAATCTCCTGGATCGTCGGGCTGGTCATGGCTGGACCTTCGTAGGATTGCGATTACGAAAGCCCCCCGTCGCTTTGAGCAATCCCTCTGCCCGCGTGAACCACGCCGTCATCAGTTTGCGCATCAGACCGGCGGGTTCGCCTTTCGCCCACAGCCCCAAGATGGGCACTCCTTTGCCCCAGGCGATACCGACCTCCGCCCATGCGTCCGTGCCTGATGGGCCGATGTAGACCACCAGATCGCTGGTGGCGGCGCCTTCCGTGTCATAGGCGAACGACCCGTCGGCCTGCTCGGTGCGAATCCACGCCTCGAAGTCCATCGGCTTCTCTGGTCCGTGCCCCTCGTCGTAGTTGTTCTCGACAAACGACCGCACCGTGTGGCCCTGCTCTCTCAACTTCGCCGTCAGTAGCTCCACGGCGTGCTGGTTCTTCCAACTGGACGCAATGTAGATGATCGTTTCGTTTCCCATTTCTTCTAACCCTTCACACCTTCACACGGGCGAATGATGATTCGCCCCTACCGGGCGAAATAAGAATCCCCGTCGACGCTGTAGACCGCATAGCGCAAGGGGTCGACCGCATGGTCGTCCTTCTTGATCGGCTCATCGAGCGGGTCGCTCCGTTCGGTGCCCTCGCGCCATCGGTAGCCGATCATCTCCGAAATCAGATGGATACAATGCTCCTGAATCGCCAGCTTCGGCCGGCCGTTCTCTCTCACCTTCAGCAGCGACTGCACGAGCTCGATCCCCAAGCGAACCTCTTTCTTCGCGGGCAAGGTCTCGACCCCCAGCACCGCCAGCTCAAAGACGTCCTGGGCATCGTGGTCCGCCCAGGTCGCGACGTACCGCTCGGCCCCGCTGATCGCCTTGATCCGACCGGCCTGATAGGCGAGCGACTCGCGGGCCCGGTAGTGCTCGTTGTACGCCGTCCAGCAGCCATCATGATCCCGCGCCAGCCACAGACAGCAGAAGGGATTGTTGAATCCGAGGTCGATCGCCCGGTACCGCTCGACGTCACCGGTGACGGGCGCCGTCGGCACGACGTGGACGGCTCGGCGAAAGCTCTTATAGACGGCCCCGAGAAACGCCGCGAAGTGGCCCTTGATCCGCGTCTCCTGAACCTCCTCGGGCCAGTCGTCGATCAGGGCATCCACCTCTTCGTCGAGAATGTAGCCGCCCCGACTGATCCGGTTGTCGTTCAAATCCGCGAAGAAGATGTTGTCACGCGGTCCCGGATTCGTGGCCCTCGCCTCGATGTTGGCCTGGGGGATCAGCGGCGTCATCGACCACGCCAGAAACCGCTCGCACCCGACGTCCGCCGGATCCTCATAGGGATCGGCCAGTCGCATCTGCTGTTCCTGGAAGATCGGCTCGTAGTCGTGCTCGCACTGCTCATCGTTATAGATCGCATCGATCGATCGGCCCTGGAACGTCACGCGCCCCTGCTCGAACGCCTTCAATTCGATCCGGTTGCCATTGGCCAGGCGAATAATGGCCGGGACGTCCTTACTCTTATTGTGCCACGCGATGGACGCCACGGCCGCCGACGGCAGGTAGTCCTTCATCTTCTCCTGCCAGAGGATCGTCCCCACCATATCCCACGTCGGGGCGACCGCCCAGATCACCGCGTTCTTCGGCGTCTTGCGGAACGGATGCACGCCCAGGGCGAAGCTGCACAGATCGAAGCCGATATTGCTCTCGGACTTGCCCGACCGATTGCCCCCGAAGATCCAGCGGTACTTGGCGCGCGACTTATGAAACGCCCCCGGCGCCCGCAGTGCCCGGTACAGCAGGATCTTCTTCCCAATCGCCCGGATTTGCTTGTCCGTCAGCATTGGCCCGGCCCCGGAAAGAGATCGCGGAACCGGCGTCTCTCGACAATCGGTTTGCCTCGCCTTTGCGCGTGAATGACCGCGAGATCCGGTGTGTCCTCGCAACACGCATGGGCCAACGGGACATAGCTCACCGGATGCCGCAAAGGCCGGCCTCTGAACGCCCACCACAGAATCTGGTCGTCGGTCCAATACACCGCCGGGTCCTCGAACTCCACGTCTCGTCGCCGCATCGTCAATCCTTTCCCCCGCGCATCACCGCGCGGATCTCGTCACATTCTTCGGGGCTCAGTGTCTCGGTGCGATCGATCTGGAGCCGCTCGACCGGCTTGCCCTCATCGCGGTTCCAGGCCTCGCGGGTCGCCGGCCAGGCGGCCCCGGTCAGGCCCTTGCGAGCGAGCTGCTCGGCCTGCTTCATCGCCGTCTTCTCGCTCAGTGACAGATCCGTCCGCCGCTTTTCCCGCCTGATCTCCTTCGCCGTCATCGACAGGTAGCTACAGAAATACCGCCACAGATTCGACCGGCCGGGCGGTGTGCCCGCCGGATTCCCCGACTCCCCCGGCACGAACTGGTGCTCGGCCGGGGGACGCTTGTAGCCCACGTCGGAGCGTTTCGGTCGTCGTCCCTGATCCGCAGGGATTTCCCGCCGGGTCGTCCGCTTCTTGCGGGCCGGGGCCTTGCGTTTGGCCGTCTTCTTGACGACCTTCTTCGTCGCTTTCTTCGGCGTCTTTTTCCTGGCCGTTTTCTTCTTCGTCATCGTTCCGCCCTCATCGCCCCGACGATTCCGGGGACGATCTTAGACATCGCCAGGCCGCCCAGATTCGTCACGTAGGCCTTGCCGCGTTTCTTTTCGATCTTGTCTCTGCATCGGTCACAAAACGCCTTAAACTGGCCGCTGGGCACGCTTGACCTCCATCGCTCGAACCACGCCTTGGCCCAGACGCCGACGATCGATCGGTCCTGATCCGTCCCCGCCTCCAGATCGTTAGGGGCCTCGCGGCCCTGGATCGCGGCATACATCCGCCGCCCGAACTCCACCGCCTGCGGGTCCGACCAGTACAGCAGAGACCCGAGCTTTTGCGGCTCGGAAGAAGACCGGGGCCGGCGCCTCGACGCCGGTGTGCCGCGCGTCGATTTGCCGGCCCTCTGGTCAAAATCGGGCAGGTTGGCAGGTTTGTGCCCTGTGCTCTGTGGCTGTCGCTGTGGGTGTCGCTTGTCGGTGTCCGGTGTCTCTGTCTCTGTCTCTGTCTCTGTCTCTGTCTCTGTCTCTGTCTCTGTCTCTGTCCCTGTCTTCTGTCTCT